GACACGAATAAGATTCAGTATGCTACTGATCGTAACTCTATGAGAGACAGATTCAATCGTCTTCGTAGTTCAAGTTACAATTTACACAACAGAGATATGTCTATGGCATATCAAGCTAGTCGTTTGGAGTTATTCCGTGATTATGACATCATGGATATGGACCCGATTTTGGCTTCTGCTATGGACATTTATGCTGATGAGTGTACCACGGAATCAGAGATGGGTGAAGTTTTGACGATTCGTTCTGATGATGAAAATATTAAAGCTATCCTTGAAAATTTATTTTATGAGATTTTGAACGTAGAGTTTAATTTATGGTCATGGACTCGTAATATGTGTAAGTATGGTGACTTTTTCCTCAAAATGGAGATATCACCAGAATACGGAGTTTATTCAGTAGAACCATTGAGTGCTTATGAAGTAACTCGTATCGAAGGATTAGATCCTGAAAATAAAAATTATATTAAATTTCAACATGACGGTGCTTATGGCGGAATGGAATATGAGAATTTTGAAGTTGCTCACTTTCGTTTATTAAGCGACAGTAATTTCCTTCCATATGGCCGTAGTCAGGTAGAACCTGCTCGTCGTGTATGGAAACAATTGAGTTTAATGGAAGATGCGATGCTTATCAATCGTATTATGAGAGCTCCAGAACGTCGTATTTTTTACGTAGATATCGTAAATATCCCTCCAAGTGAAGTTGACACTTATATGGAACGTTTAGTAAATCGTATGAAAAAAGTTCCATACATCGATGAAAAGACGGGAGATTATAATTTACGTTTCAATCTACAAAATATGATTGAAGATTTTTATATGCCGGTTCGTGGTGGAGACAGCGGAACACGAATTGAAAATCTTGGCGGATTAGAGTGGACTGGAATTGAAGACTTGGATTACGTTAAACATAAAATGATGGCATCTTTAAAAATTCCCAAAGCGTTTCTTGGATACGACGAAGGAATTTCCGGAAAAGCTACATTGGCTGCTGAAGACGTTAGATTTGCAAGAACAATTCAACGTATACAACGTATCATCGTAAGTGAGTTGTCTAAGATAGCAATGATACACTTATACACACAAGGATTCACAGACGCTTCTTTAGTAAATTTCGAGTTATCATTGACCAACCCATCAACTATATTTGAACAAGAAAAAGTAGCGTTGTGGGGCGACAAAATGAGTGTTGCTGGTGATATGGTAGAACGTAAGATGTTTTCTAAACGTTGGGTATACGAACATGTATTTGATTTATCTAAAGACGAAATGGACAAGTTAGGCGTTGAGATTGTAGAAGATACCAAAACTACCAATCGTTTGAACTCAATTGAAAATGAAGGCATTGATCCAGCCGAAAGCATCACTAAGGTAGCCACCGATGATGGTGGAGAAGGTGAAGGTGGAGATGAATTCGGAGGAGGCGACTTCGGTGGTGGAGACATGGGAGGCGGAGATCTTTTTGAAGGAGACGTTCCTAAACCAGGAGAAGACAATAGACCGGATGACGTTAAACGTGAACAAGATAACAGCGGTAAAACAAAAACCACAAAAGGATTGTCGGATAAACAAAGAAATAGAAAACAATCCTTGAATAGTAAATTAGGATCTTTGGATAACTCTCATACTTCGGAATTGGAAAAGTCACAAGACGATAGATATAAAAAACAAACGTTTTCTATATCGGAAGAATTGGAAAGTTTAAAGAAAAAATTCGGAGATGGTAAAAAAACACAACGTTCTTTACTTGACGAATCAAATATTTTGAAAGATTAAAAAAACTCTTTATATTTATAATTAACTCAGTATCTATATAAATATCTAATATGAATAAGATTAAACACAGCAAATTTAAGAATACAGGTATCTTATTTGAGCTTTTGGTTCGTCAGGTTACGGCGGATATTTTGGAAAATACCCAAGATTCAAAAGCAAATAAAATCCTACAACGATTTTTTAACGAAGAAACCGAATTAGGAAAAGAATTGAAATTATATCAATTGCTTGTTCATGAGAAAGCAAAAGACTCTATAGGTGCTGATCGTATAGTTGAGATGATTTGTAAGTCTCGTAGGAAGATTTCTTCCAAGAAACTGAATGAACAAAAGTATAACTTAATAAAAACAATTAAAGAACATTATCCATTAGATTCGTTTTTACGTGGAAAGATTTCAAATTATAAATTATTTGCTTCCGTATATAAGTTGTTTGAAGACGCTTCATCGACAGATACGAATTACGACCCATCTGATGTATTGTCAAGTAGAAACTTTATCACAGAAGGTCTTTTGGGTAACGTAACGTCGAATAAGACTGACGCTGATAAAGATAAATTATTAGAATTTTACAAAAAACAAGAAGAAGATTTACGTTTATTGTCTTATAAAATTCTTGTTGATAACTTCAACAAAAAATATTCTAAGTTAGATGATAGACAAAAAACTTTATTGAAAGAGTATATCAACAACGTAAGCAACACAAACTCACTTAAACATTATATAGAAACTGAAGTACCTGCTGTGAAAAGTGAGTTGAAGTTGTTTGAAGAAAAGATTACCGATAAAGTTGTAAAGATTAAGATATCCGAGGTTTGTAACCAACTCGACAAAGCGGTTAAAGGAAAAACCGTTAAAGACTCACAAGTTACTTCTCTACTTCTTTCATATGAGTTAATCAAAGAATTAAAGAATGTAACTACCGATGCTTAATAAAAAACAGTTAAAAGAGTTAATAAAAGAGATCATCAAGGAAGAGTTACTTGATGAGATGTCTACGACAGGAGCCACTCCCGGATACATGACACCTAATGCTTTTTCCGGTGGAAAAGTAAAATGGCGTGGCGGTGAATATGGAACGGATAGTATGCCTAATCCACACGAAAGAGATGTAGATGAAGTAGACGAAGAAGATCCCGCTAAATTAGACGAAGCATATTCTCGTTATAGACGATTTAAAGAAAGCGCAGCTTATAAGAAAGCTCCTTCCAAAGTATCTTATGTCGTGATGGAAATTAAAAAGATGTTAAAAGAAGTTGATTATCTTGTAAACATCAGCAACAAACTAAAACAAGAATCTGATGTAACCACTGATGCTATGTGGAATAGAACATCGAAGGATTTAATGGAAATTGATCAGTATGTTCAAGAGATTTCTCGTAAAGCAAAGGATTTGGGAGCATGAAATTAACAGATTTATTGACAGAAACTATGGTTGCTGATCAACCCAGTGGAGATAGTGTAATTAGTATGCCACTTGAAAACGATTTAAGAGACATGGCAAATTCGATTACAAATTATGCTGAGTCTGCTGAAAGACAGTTTTTAGATTTAATTAAACCGAAATTAATTGGGAAGACTGTATCATTTGGGTCGAAGACAATTACTATCAAAGAGGTTGAAGTTAAACAAATAAACGGTGAATATCTTGTAGTTTTGACTTCAGATGACGGTAAAAAGTTAGGATATAAAAAAGGAAAGTTTGCAATTCATAACGATCAAGCTGCTCCAACTACATCGCTAACACAAAACACATCAGCACCGTCTGATACGTCTCAACACAAAATTAAACAATTTTAAACGTTTTTTATATTTATACACATGAATAGGAATTTGTTAGTAGATTGGATACCATTTGATGTTCCGAGAAATATGTTAAACGAGTCTATCAAGAGCGGCAAAGTTCTTGAAGTAAAAGGCGTTCTTCAGCGTGCTGATGCAAAGAATCATAATGGAAGAGTATATCCCAAGGTGATCCTTGAACGTGAATCTGAGTCGTATAATGAAAATTTCATAAAACAAAACAGAGCATACGGTGAGTTAGATCATCCAGATAGTTCGGTCATTGAGTTGAAAAACGCTTGTCATATGGTGACAGAGATGCATTGGGAAGGAAATGACTTAGTTGGAACATGTAAGATTTTATCTACGCCTGCTGGAAATATTTTGAAAGAAATTTTTTCTTGCGGAGGAACATTGGGAATTAGTTCACGTGGATTAGGTTCTGTTAAAGAGTTACATGAACATGATGGTCCTGTTGTGATGGTTCAGGAAGACTTTGAATTGATTGGATTTGATTTTGTATCAAATCCTAGCACTCACGGAGCTTTCATGGCACCAACACCATCTGGATTAAATGAGTCTATTATAAAGGAATGTAAAACATTGTCTAAGACTCCAAATATTTATTATAATGCTGAGACTTTGATTAGAGACATTTTAGTAGGCATCGACGAATAAGGAAAAAATATGAGCTACAATTTAAAACACATTTTAAAAGAGATTTCAACCCATGCTAA